GACTTTAACAGTCTTACAATAAAATGTTCTAATAATATTAGAATTTTAAAATACGAAAAAGGACAATTTATTAAAGATCATACTGACGTCTACAATACACATAGATCTTCTTGTACTTTAAATTTAAATGAAAACTATGAAGGTGGAGAATTTAGATTTTTTGATGGACAAATAAAAGAATCTTTTAAAACTGGAGATGCTATGTTGTTTCCAGCTGAACCTATATGGATTCATGGAACTGAACCTGTAACAAAAGGCACTAGATATTCAATCAATTGTTTTTTACAATCATGCAATTAATATATTCAATACCAGATAAACTTTACTATATTCAAAATTTTTTAGATTATTCTACTTATAAAGGAATTCATAATTCTATATTTAAAGAACGTAGAACTATTAATTTACATACATCTAAAGGTATATGGGCAGAAGAATTAATAAATAATATAGTTCCTCCAAAAAGAGTAGGTGTACAAAATTACCCACCATTTGAAAAATTAAAAACTCTAACCCATCATAATAAATTTTATCAATTAAAAGATTTTAAAAGCATTACTAGTAATATTCATTACATGGAAAAAGGAGCAGGTATTAATTGGCATAATGATGGTGGTTGGACATACGGAGCAACATATTATATTAACAACAAATGGAATACTCAGTTTGGTGGAGAATTAATGTTTAACTCAGGAAATGGTCATGGTTATATACCTATAGTAGGTAATTCTTTAGTAATAATAAAATCTCCACTTGAACATAAGGTTAATCCTGTGTTAAGTCCAATTATACCAAGAATATCAATACAAATGTTTATAAAGTAAAGGAAAAGTAAATGAAAGATAAAACAGTTAATATAACAAATTTTATAGGTGTGTACGATAACTACATAACCGAAGAAGAATGTAATAAAGCTATTCAATTATATGAAGAGCAAAATGAATTTAATAACACTATTAATAGAATAGGTGGAGAAAATGCTTCTATATTAAGGAAACAAGATCAACAGTTTTTTGCATCGGCTAATAATTTAAGGGTGTGGTGGGAATCTTTAAAATCTATGATGGTAAATTTTGATTTAGCTTGGAATCACTATGTTAAAAACACAGGCGCTAGTGATGCTTATGACCAAGGTCCTTTTTATTTTACTGATTTAAAAATACAAAAAACTTTACCTACAGAGGGTTATCATGTTTGGCACATAGAACATGGTAAAGGTTATGATAATGAACGCAGAGCTTTTGTATTTTCTATTTATTTAAATGATATTGATGAAGGTGGTGAAACAGAATTTTTACATTTTTCTAAAAGAGTACAACCAAAAAAAGGTAGAATAGTTATATGGCCTTCTGCTTTTCCATATTTACATAGAGGTAATCCCCCTCTTTCTGGTAAAAAATATATCTTAACTTCTTGGATGAATTTAAGATAATGATAAAAATACTAGATGATTTTTTTAGTAAAAACGTTTTAAAAAAAATTCAAAACCATATAGTTACTAATATATATTACACTCCTAGATGGATGGATAAAGAAAAAACAAAAGAAAATTATTATGGTGATAGATTTATATTAAACAATGATCTTAAATTAAAAAAAACTTTTGTTAAACAAGCAGAAAATAAATTTAAAATAAAAATAAAAAAATTAGATAATGATAGTGGAATTGATTTAAGAAATTTAGATCACTTTAAACCACATACCGATCCTTTTAAAATAAATATTTTGATAATGTTATATGGACCTATAGCAGTTACTAATGGAACTGTATTTTATGATGGATCTTTAAAAAACTATAGATTAGATATGCATGTAGGTTTTAAACCAAATAGAGCAATTTTATTTCCTTCAAATTGGGTTCACTCTAATCATGCAAGTAATATTCCTAATCTAAAAAGATATACTGCTAGTTTATTTATAACTGATTATGAAGAATAGGACGTAGGTCTAGCACCTAATCTGACTATTTTTTCTTCTGGAGTTTCATCAAGAGTTTTACTACCATCAGCTTCAGTCTTCCATAAGTTATCAAGATCCCAATCAGCTTGTAATTGAGCTAAATGAGCAGCATCCCATCTATCACTAAATTGACTTATGTCTCCTAAGTTTGCGTCTTCATAGCTACAATGAGGAGTTTCATCTCTGTGTTCTACTTCATCAGAAGTATTAGAAGTACCATGTTGAATAGCCCAAATATTTGAAAATTTAGAATCATTCCAAAAATCATTGTCTTCAATATTATATGAAGTTCCAGCAGCATCTCCAGATTGTTTAATAATCTTTTTATCTTCAAATATAATTGTCCAGTTTGCGTTTGTTGCCATAATTTTTCCTATGTTTTAATAATATAAATAAGTGTTAAATAAGGTTGTAATACTGAACCGTTACCGCTTCCAGCACTACCTGAAAAATTTGCACTCATGTTGTGAGAGTGTCCAGAACCAGAACCAGCACTACCTGTACCAGCTGTACCGGCATTTGAATTAAAACCTTTTTGAATGTTAGTGACACTATTTGGGTTAGGTGATGTAGTAGTAATTGGGTGACTGTGAGAAGCAAGTTGTGCTGTTGATAACGATGCATTCGCTGTTGATCCTGAAATGTTACCAGCGGGAGTAAACCCTATGTTAACTGTATTTGCTCCACCTGTTGATGCCAAAGATTTGTTATTAGATTTTCCAACTGGTACGTTGTCAGCTAGGTTTGGAAGACCAAAAGTAGAGGAGCCATCTCCAGATCCATAAGTTGTACCTACGATTGCAAATAATGCAGAATAAGTAGTTCTTGAAACGTTTGAACCATCACATTCTAAAAAACCAGTTGGCACTGATGCAGAAGACCATGGAACAATAGTTGCCGTAGGAATTCCCTCTATACCAGTAAGATCTGATCCATTAAAATTATATTTAGTTGCTTCGTAATTTGCCATAATATTATTTCTCCGTGTATGTCCATCCTACATTTGAACCAGAATAAACTAATCCAAACGCTGCACCCTCAGTATTAACTACTAAGTCGGCACTTGTGTTTGCTATTTTAGAACTGTTTCTTCCAACAGTCAATGCGTTAGAATCAAATGTATATCTTGAGTCTACAAAATTTACTGTATCACCATTAGATGGTGAGGCTGGAAGTGTAACTGTAACTGCTCCACCATTTGTGTCTACAAAAAGTTGAGCGCCTGCTTGAATTGTTTCTGCTGCAGTTATAGTTCTCCAATTTCTAGTTTCATGATCTTTAATCATGTTAGATCCATCTGAGTGGCAGATGTAATTATTACCTTCACATAATAAGAAACCTGAAGCACTTGTAACTTTAAAAGTTAAAGTATATCCTGCGTGATTAGTTCCATCTATTACATTAAAAATTTTTTCTATACTTGCTGGAAAATTTACTGTTCTGTTTGCAGCTAGAGTTCCAGTAAACTTTAAGGTCATATTTCTTGCATTTGAAATTGTTCCGTCAGTCATAACAAGAGTAACATCTCCAGATGCTACATCTATTTCCTGATAACCTGCAACACCTTGTTGAACAAGATTTAAATTATTGTTTGTTTTTGTGCCCCATGTACCAGCGTTTTCACCGGTAGCCATAAGTTCTAGTTTAAGATCTGATGAATAACTTGATGCCATTATTTATATTCCTTATTTTTGTTATTTATATTGTTTATTTAGTTTTAAGTCAAACATAATTATGCAGGGGTTTTTATTGTATATCCTGTACTAGTTTTAGGTGTTTTAGTTGTATATCCTGTACTAGTTTTAGGTGTTAATTTTTCATAAGTACCTGGGAAAGCTATTCCTGTGCTATTGACAGTTGCTTCAAGTTCTAAACCAGTTAATCCTAAAGCCATTCCTGGAGGAGAAATAGTTCCTGTACTTGCAGTTGATGACACTCCTGTTAGTGAAACTCCTATTGCAGGGATAATAGATCCAACACTAGAAGTTACAGATTGTCCTGTTGGTGTAAGTATTAATTTTTCAACTATTTCTATTTCTCCAACACTTGATGTTGTTGATAGTCCTGTTAATCCCATAACATCAGCTGGAGAAATACTTCCAACACTAGATGTTGCACTTACCCCAGTAAGTCCCATAACATCAGCTGGAGAAATACTTCCTACTGAAGAAGTTGTACTAACACCTGTTATAACAGGCGTAGAATCTATAACAAAACCTAAAGAACCAACACTAGATGTAGCATTCACCCCTGTTAGAGATATTACAGATGTTAAATCAAAACCTAAAGAACCAACACTAGATGTTGCACTTATTCCTGCTGGTTGTTCTAATTTATTAAATGAATCTCCATAAGGCTCTTCACCCCAACCATTTCTACCCCAACCAACTAATGTACCTGCATTATCAAAACTTCCAAGTTCTGTTGTTGCTTGCAATCCTGTTGTTGCTGCAATAGTATTTAAATCAGTAATTGGTGATCCTAATGAAGATGTAGCACTTACTCCTGTTAATTCTGCAATAATAAATTGCGCGGCTACAACACTTCCAACACTAGAAGTCATACCCAAACCAGTTGGTTCAACAGAATATTCTACACCCCAACCAGAGTTACCCCATGTTTGTCTACCCCAACCATCTGTATTAGCTGCTGTTACAGAACCAATAGCAGTCGTTAATTGAGAGGGAGCTGTTAAAGATACAAAAGAAGTTAAATCAAGATTTGGAGAACCTACTGAAGATGTAATGGGAAGTCCTGTTAGCGAAACAGTAATACTTGGTGCAGCTACAACACTTCCTACGCTTGAAGTTGCAACGGGAGGTGCCGGTATTGGAAATACAATGGGACCTTGATCACCCCATTCGTTTTGCCCCCAGACGCCTGTACTCCAAGTGTTAGCCATAAGGAGTTACTCCTTATGCTATACGAAGTATTGCGTTAGATGCGTCTGCTGTTGGAAATTGAATTGTGAAAGTTCCAGATGATACAGTTTTATCTCCACCGAATGCGATTGCACAAACTGCTCTATCAGCGTTTGTATCATTGTAGATTAAACAACCGTTCGCTGTAAATGAAGCAGAAGTAAAACTAACGTCTGCAAAATCACAACATGCAGTATCAGTTGATAAAGCCGGAGTTACACTTGTAAGTGTGGCACCACCCGCAGAATAAGCTGAACCCGATGTATTAGATATTTCATTTGTTGAACTGTAAGCTGTAGTTGATTTATTTAAAGTAGCACTACTTGTGTATAAAGCTATTTTAAATGTGTTTCCAGATGACGCTGTAAAATTATGTAAAGCTTGTAAAACTTCTGCTTTAAAACTGTTACATACTGCCGATGTTATTGCCATAATATTTTCTCCTAATTACTGAGGCGCTGACTCGATTGGTATTCTTATTGTTCCATCCGTGTAATCGTCTCGTCTTCTTCTTCCAATTTGCATCGCTGCAAACTTTTGTAGTTCTGTTTTATATCTATTTTCATATAGTGTCAACATATCTGTTGGACCTTTTAAAAACATAAATGCCTCTACTAAACATGCATATAATAATCCTTGTGGAAAGTAATTACTTATGTAAGTTCCACCGGTATTATCTTCTAAACCACCCGGCATAGCATTATAATGAATAATATATTGATAATTTTGATCTGGTGTAGGAGCTACATTAATTGCACCTGATGTAGCGGTATTAGCACCTGTTGTGGCACCACCAAACATAGAATAGTATTTAGGTAAACCTTTAACATTTTGTCCTGTAGAACCTCCAGAAGGACCTGTTGCTTCTCCTACATATTCAGTAATAAAAGTTTGATCTCTTCTTTCTAACCAAAATCCTTGGTCTGTTACTGCCGTTGTTGAATTAAATACTTGAACCCCTCTAACAAATAAAGTTTTTGTTGGAACTGTAATACTATTAAAATTTTGTGCAAACTGTGCTTGTGCTTGAATTCTGTCAGAATCCATAGGACAATCTAAATTAATTCTATGTTCTGCGTTTTCTAAAAATCTATTTATAACAGCAGCAGTAAACACGTTAGCATCTACTTCTGTGTAGTTTCTAATATCATCTGTTAATTCTGAATATGTATAACCAGCCATAATTAACTTCTATCATTTACGGGTCCAATTGTACACTGAAAACCGCCTCCTGTTGCTGTGCTTGTAGCGTTAGATACTAAAGGCACTGTTATAGAATTAAATTGTTGTTCTGTTGCTTGTGTTCCGTTTGGTAATGTAGGACCAACTTCTACAGTAGTTGCAATTGCTGTTGCTAAATATGATCCAAAAACTTTTGCTCCGTTTGCATGAGTTGTTGCTGTAGTATTAGGTGGAGTTATTCCTCTAAATGGAGAAGCTGTACCTCTTGTTAATCCAGACAAAACTCCTGTACCTGTATTGTTACCTGTGTATTGAATTGTTTCATTTATGTATTTTCCAAAAGTTGCACTAGTTGCATCTTGATCTACTTTTTC